CCTCTCTTGCGGCTTGCCGGTGCTGGGAGATTGGCCTGACGCAGTCGATGGTGTGCGCCAAATGTGCGCGACTAGCCAAAAATGCTTGACACAAGACAAAACTAAGTCAAAGGTAAGTGACTGACGGAATTGCAAGTTGTTGATTTTGCTTGTTTAAAAATTTAGTTGCGGACAGGCTCCCAGCCCGAGACCGGATAATTAAAATCCGGAATCGCAACTTAGTTTAAATAGCTAAATCAATAAGTTAGAAGGGAAGCCGTCGCTGGCTTCTCTTTTTGTATGTGCGCCAAATGTGCGTTTGTCATTGCGCTCACCTGTTATTTCGTCTTAGGCCACTGTACATTGGTCTCCAAAGTGGTAACATTATGTTACGATAAAAGAGGGAATGAAGATGCAAAAAAAATCAATTGAACAACTGGGAGAGACGCGCTGGCGCGTTTTTGCCCAAGTCAACGGCAGGCGTAAAAACAAAATTGTCAACGGCAGCGAGCGCGCGGCGCGGCGAGAATTAGAAAGGATGCGAGTTTTGATGAGTGGAGCCGATTACGTCGACAGAGCGACAGCGCCAACGATGCGTGAGGCGTTCGATATGTTTTTGCTAATGCAAAACGACCGCGTACTAAAAAATGAACTTGGGCAATCGTGGTATGATAGTAAAGAGCGCCACGCCCGCCAGTTTTGCGAAGTCAAAATTAGCGGACTAAGGGTTGGCGATATGAAGACCACCGACCTCACGTCTGATCTCGTCATCGATGAGATTGTCCCAAAGCTGCAAATCGGTCGGGTCAATCGCACGGTGCGGAAGCTAATTGTCAACGTCCAACAGGCGTTTGATTTTTTTGTGCGGAAACGGTGGTGCGTCCAAAATGCCGCATCGGGCGTGAAAATTTCAACGGCGGGGGAGGGGCAACATAAACGCCGGATTGCTCCCGCAGAAATGCAGTTCGTGATTTCTCACGCGCCAGCGAAATATCGCTTGGCAATTGAGTTTGCGGCCTACACTGGGCTGCGGCAGGGGGAACAGCGCGCGTTAATTTGGGACGACATCGACTTTGACGACGGCGTTGTTCATGTGCGCCGAGCCGTCAAGTCTGGGGCAGGGATCGGCAAAACCAAGACCGAAGCCGGGGAGCGGGCGGTGCCGCTGATGGATTTCTTGCTGCAATCGCTGCGAGAGTGGAGGGTTGCCCAGCCGATTGAACAGCGCGGCAATGGTCTCGTTTTCCCGAAGAAAAACGGCGCTGTTGCGCGCGGGTCCGCTTGGAGAAATGACGGCATCGGTGCCGCTTGCAAAGCCGCAAAAGTTGAACGAATGACTTGGCTAGATTTGCGGCATTTTTATGCGTCGGTGTTAATTTTTTCCAGCGAACTAAATGACTCAACGATAACCGAATTTTTGGGGCATAGCAGCATCGCGTTTTCAAAAAAAGAATATGCGCGCTGGTTCAAGGACCGAAAACGAGACGAGAAGATTGCGGCAAAACTTGGCGCTGCGTTTGGGAGGGCATGATGAATAAACTGCAAGAAAAAATGACGCGATTCAAAACGAGTTTGGAGGGCGCGAAAGCAATTTACGACTACATGGACAAGCGATTTAGCGTTAATCCGCAGATTGTCCTTTGGCGTCTGCGATATCGCGCAATTTATCTTTTCTCCGCTATGGGACTTTGGCTTAGTCAGCATCCAGACGAAATGGTAAAAGGCGCGTTCTACGGGCAAACTATTAAAAAATGGCGCAACACATCTAAAGTCGGTGGTCCGCTGACAAGAATAATTGCGATGACGTTGTCAACACAACCGAAAGCGACTGTCGCAGAGCTAGAAGTTTTATGCGCGCCATATGGTAAGCGGACTGCCCTTAAAAAAGTCCTCAAAGAAGGCGTTGACTTAGGGCTATTGCGTTCGACTTGCGAAGGCTATGAAGCGACTGATCTTTTGATCGACGAAGCGTTTGATCGCGTAATTTTTAAAATTCTCGACGATGATGTCATCGCGTTTTGCGAGTTCGTCGTAATGTATAAAAATCTCCGCGAAAACGCAAAAAGCGTCGGTGACCTCGAAGCGCAAAATCGTCTTTCGAAAGGAAACAGGCGTAGTTTGTCCGAAAACATTTTTTATGGCGAATATGATGATTTTATTTTTGACGGGTTGTCTGACGACCAGGACTAGGTCGCGGCGCGACCTACGATTGGTCGCGCAAAGTCTTGGAATTTTCCAAAGGTTTTTACCATCATCTATGTATGAAAATAGATGCAGAAAAAACCAACGACTATAGCGACGTTTTGATTGAGAACGAGGCTGGTGGTAAATTTTCGTTTTGCTTTGAAGACCCGAAAGCCGCCGATAAGTTCAGCGCTGAACTCCGCGAATTGATTGACCGCTATCGGCCTCGGTAGCGGTTAATCTTTTCTTCATTTTGTTGATTTGATGCGCCTGCGACACGTTTGTCATCATGCCCAGCATCGCAACGTGGACGCAGCCGCTCGTCGTCAGCAGTAGCGCCAGTAGCATTCCGGCAAAGATCACAGCGCCCAAAGGTGAGGACGGGGAGCCGCGCCAGCGTTGAGGCTGCGTCATTTAGTTAAACCTTTTTGCTTCTCGTATGTGCGGAGGCCGCCCAATCCGAGCATCCCCATCAAAATTGTTATAAGGTGATCCATGTCAAACTGCGGCGGCGGCACATGAAAGCCGACCAACGTACCGACCCACTGCGCGGTCGGCCAAACGAGGTAATGAGCGCCCAAAGAAACTGCGGCAACCCAGCCGCAGCATGGTCGCCAACCGCTTACCCAAACGCTGCGGTGCGCCGATTCCACTTTATTGATTTCAAGCTGACCCAATTGCCCCGCCATTGCGGCGTCAACTAGCTTCGCCTCTAAGTCCTGCTTTGCTTTGGCGGCCCCCGCCTTATCAGGCACCAGCCTGTCAACGACCTCGCCAACCATCGGCATGATAGCGCTTATCAAGGGGATCATTCCAACATCTCCATCGTTTCAATCCACGAACGGGTTTCGTTTTCCACCGTGAAATACGAACACCAAATCCGGGTATTTTTAGCGGTGATTTCGCTGATGTGCTTAAACAGGCAAGTCCGGGTCGGCAAAGCGACGAGGCACACAACATCGCAGTCAGCGCTTTTAAGTTTGGTTTTCGTTTTGCTGCCGGTGTTTGTCGAAAACGTGTATTTGGCGTTGTTAATCGAATAAACGCCGGACGCGGCTTTGACCTCTAACCTGTAGCTTTTCTCATTGAGAAAAATTGCAATGTCAAAACCGTCTTGATTGCTAATCGCGGATTGAACGCCCAGACGCTGAAGGGCGGCGGCAGCAATAAAGTCGCCCGCCCGCCCGACATATGTATTCACGCCAAAGCGCGCATTCGGTCGATTAGACGGTTTGCGCGGTTGGGAACTTGACGCGCCCACCGGCTGTCGAGCATTTGATTAGCGGCTTCGGCAAAGTCCTCGCGATGCACAGCGTCGATCATGTTTTTAAATTTTCGTAGACGCGGCGCGCCCAAGTTAAACGCCATATTCGCGAGGATGCATTGCGCCTCGCTTGGCAACTCTTCCCAGTTCACAAAAATATTTTGGCAGTCTTCAAGGCACGTTTTGATGTCAATTTGAAACCAAGCGTCGACCCGTTCTTTGTCGACGGCGGTGCCGACCGGCTGCGTAAATTCCGGATCTTCCGTTTTCAGCAGATGCCCGATTCCGGAAGTCGGCAAGCCAAGATGGTCGAGGTAAATTTTATGCCGAACGCCCTCGTCTTGTTCTAGGTCTTTTCGCAATCGGTCAATCATTGGACAGGTCCATGTTTTCCGTTGTGCATTTTTTCAAGTTTCGATACTCGGTCAACTATTGCCGGAATTGTTTGTCCCTCGATCTGCGTTATTCGGACGCTGTGATTTTCTTGGATGCGCGTCGCTTCGCGAAGCTGCGGGGGGCTGTTAATTTCGCGCAACGTGTCGACGGCTTTTTGAATTGTTTGTGTCGTCACATTATTTTGATCGAGATTTGTGTCGAGCGCTGCCGACTTATCTGCAAGCGCAGAAATAGATTTTTCCAACTCGGCAACCTTCTGCCGCACCACCACCGCTGACGTAAGAATGGACGCAGCCATTCCGCCGAGAGTGATGAGCATCCGAGCATCAAGTTCCATTAAAAAACCTTTGAATAAATCCAAGCGGAAAATCTGGCGAGATACCACAAAATCGTCATGGCTGCTGCGACCTCTGGCAACCACTCAAAAAAAGCGGCGAATCCTGTCAGA